TTTTTTTGGGTTTTTTTTTTTTTTTTTTTTTTTTTTTTTTTTTTTTTTTTTTTTTTTTTTGTAAGTTGTTGGTGTTGTGTTGCTAATCACCCGTCAACTGTAGCCGGCTTGTCAACTCCTAAAGAACATCGACCTGGATCAACGCTTCTGCAGTATCCCCGCTTATTTTTGGTGGAACATAAGCGCTATTTCCTTTCACATTTTCGGTTTTGCCCCCCTTCCCAACCCTCACCCACCTGTCACAGTAATCAAGACAGGACTGGGCTACACGGGCATAGAGATCGAGAAGGGAATCATAATTGATACCGTACACTTCATTGAGAAATTCGGAAAACTCGGTAACAGAATGCACTTGCGTTGATTCAATATAACTAGTCACGTTCTCGCGCCCACCCATCTCGCGCAACTTTGTGGTGCGAACATCTAGGTAAGGCTTGTCAGAGAGTGCCTCTGATGTGCGAATCAACAACTCCTTAATACCTGGCACGTGTCTATGTTCATATGCGGCACACAAATACTTGCCTGCCATATAATCTCTATCATTAACTTGAGTATTCCTGTTTGGCCTCAAATTCAATTTTGCCACGACACGTCCAAATTGCGGGACCGGACGACAACCAATCACGCCACGCAAATACCGCTTCCTATAAAAGGTAGCGTGGTGCCTGCCAGTCTGGGGCACTACTTCAGCAACCATCCCACTTGCTTTAGTAACCGCCTCAACTCCAGCCTGAAACTGCTCAGGATCACCCTCAACGTAGCCCAGGTAGTCGTCACCTCCATGAATGTTTGTACTCTTCTCAATACTGGCGCACTCCAGCGCAGCCTGTATCTGTGCCATGCTAACATACGAATTGCCAGTGGTGGTCGAGGTCTCTCCAGACCACCGCTGTCCCTTTACCTCGCCTGCCACACCATAGCGTGTCCAGACTCTAACGGTAGTCGTCTTAGCAAATTCGCGTACAAACCAATCAGGGGCTCCCAATTTCCGATAGAACATCGCTTCCCATTTGCGAAATTCCGCCGATTGACTCCCATCATTGTTCTTCATATCACTTTCAATTGGCTCTCCGCTACTGCCCTCCATTATGTCTCCCAACTCCTCACCACTTACCCCACAGGCATAGATAACCCTATTGCCCGTATTGAGTGGATTGCGGAGAGAGAAAACCTCTTTCATCCTGCGATTAAGTTCCATTATCACAGGACCCGTCAAAGCATTATATAAATCGGTGCCCTGATATATAATGCGCGGTTGGGCGCGGTGCTCCTTCAAAAGTACCTCTTGCTTCGCGAACACATGTTTTGTACCCATGTCACTGTGCCACTCATCAACTTCCATGGCTTCTAACAACCGCTTAGACTTGCTACTGTCGCATGTGGCCAAGTACTCCGAAATGAGATCTTGGTCAACTCTGATAACTTCCAATGGTTTAAACTTTTCCATGATCAACGCATGACCACGCTTAAAGGAAGTTATATCCTCAAGGGAAGGGGCATAATCACACCTCTTCTTCATTGCCTGAACAGTAGCACCCGCGGTATTGGTCGGTACAGTGACCGGTATCCCTGCGATAATAGCACCTTTAGCAACGCCGGCATCCATGCCTGGGTCGTCGTCTTTAACACGGCACACATTAACGCTCACCTTGATGTTCTCGAACTTAGTTTCGCAATCATGAGTAGTGAAACCATTGGTCTCTAATCCATCTTCGACTACAGTTTTGCGAGCTCCAGCTCTTGCTTTCTGCTTGTTTTGAACTTTGATAGGCTTTTGGCCTCCGAACTGAATAGTTCGTTTCATTTTCTGTATGACTATATATATATCA